TCTAAAATAGCACCATTGGCCGCAGTATCATCTTCAATATCAACTTTAATTGTAACTGTTCCACCAGCGCCGGGTGCATTAACGACAGTATCTCTGAGTGTTCTTGTAACAATGGCCATTCTTATCCCCTAGATCGCTAACATTTCTTTTTCAAAGTATCCTAGAAGTTCCTTCTCAGGGACTTTATATTTCTTTGATACATCAGTAATTGTTCTTTCGAAACTATTTAGGAAATCTGAAGGTTTAGAATCCATTTTTTTAAACAAATTGTCCACTGCGTCCTTCATTTTCGGTGAAAGACGCTTATATTGTTTAGTTTTCTGGTGTTCATCCTTCTCTACGACTGTAGATTCATAAATTTCCTCAATCCGTTTCATTTACGTCCGCTTCCCGATCTTCATGTTTAACGAAAGTGTTTGCAAGCTCCTTACGTTTGACTTCCAAAGCACCACCAACTTTAGTTGCCATAGAAATACTGAAGGCCTTTTCCGCTTCAATGTTATTGCCAGTTGCAACCGCGTCTACAAATTCCTTACTCATTTTTTCTTTCCTTTCACAGTTAGACTTTTATCAAAATCATCTTCAACTGGTTTTTCTTTTGGTTTTTCTTCATCGTCTTCAGCTGGGACATCACCTTTTAGTTTTGCTACATCATCGGCCGCAATGGCGCCACCCGCAGCATCCTGTGGATACCTTGTGATACCATCACCTTCATCGGGCAATGCAATACCACCATCCATTGGATCAATTTTCAGTTCTTTCGCAATCTGATCACGCATCTCAGTGATTTCTGCATCGGTCATATTTAGTACCTTCTTCAATACATATTCTTTACTAAAGAATGTTCCAATATATGATTGAATACCATCAAGTGTCTGAATACGATCATTAAGAAGTTCTGCATCCTTCAACTCTGCAAAGTGACCATCTTCCATAAAGTCAAACTGAAGATGTTCTTGCATCCTCGGCCAATCTTCTGGTGAAATTACACCTTTAAGTAGTAGGTTGGTCTTGAGTAAGTCAACGAATAGGGGGGTGAATTTCTTTCGAATACGTTGTACGAACTTAGTGAACTTGAGTTCATCTCTAGTAATTTCTGAGGCTCGACCCATGCTGAATCCGTTTTCGGCTTCAAGTCGTGAGATCGGCACGTTAAGTGAACGATATAGTTTTCGTTGGAAATACACGATATCATCAATTTCTCCTAAATTAGAACCGCCAGGGAGTGTTGTAATCTCTGTTCCTCTACCACCTTCACGCCGTGGAAGCCAAAAGTCTTCCAACATCGACATGTGATTACGATCATCTCGAATTTCTCCCGTAGTTGCATCGTAAACTAACTTGTTACGATAACGGTTCATCACATCTTTTAGATACTGTTCTGCTTTGATCTTTGGTAGATTACCAACATCAATATAGAAAATTCTACGCTCAGGTGCGCGAGAGATACGATAGATAACAATCGCATCTTCGATCATACGCAACTGATTAACTGGTTTGATTGCCTTATGCAAATAAGAGATAACTCGACCTGAGTTATTGTCAAGTAGTCCTGATGGAACATATACTATCGAATCAGCAGCAATTTTAATTCCTTGATCATTACCTTGTGAACCAGAAGATGCAAATCCTTTATCACTATAAATGAAATACTCATCTACCTTTTTGACCATTTCAATACCATTATGATCTGGACTAGGGTCTTTCTTTGTTTCCCGAACCTTACGAATTTTGGTAGGATCGATAAACCTCAACTGGGCCAACCCCTTTTGCGGGTCTTTCGTATCAATAACTTTGTGGTAGTACAACCGACCATCAACATACCACCGACGAAAAATGTCATGACCCTTCTCATTAAAATTAAGGAGACGCAGAACTTCACTAAACTCTGCTCTCATACGTCTTTTAATTTTATCTGGATAAGGTAAATTAGTTAAATCAATATTAACTGGAATGTCATTTAAATTTGAAATGATACCTTCATTCACAATATCTTCAATCGCAGCATCACACTCCGATTGCATAGATATATCTCTGTAACGACGAATGAGATCAAGGTCATTGCGTTCCCGTCCATCCGTATCTAGTACAGATGAAAAGAAACCGCCGCCCGCGATCTCAATTGCGCCATCATCGGGAGTGGGGTCCGTGAAAGTTTTCTCACGGGGCCCCAGCTCCTTCTGTGCTTTTTGTATTGTAAAGCCGAATAGTTCTGCCATAATATCTCCTACTCTCTATTTAGTAGGTTAAAATTAGAAGTTCACCCCAGAAGCTTCAAAGTGCTGATATCTCCAAGAAACTGAGAATTCTTCAATCGCACTTTCTGAATCCATACTCAGTTCAATTGCAGAACCACTTGTCGTTGGCCAACAGTTACGAAGAATATATGTCTTCAGAACTGTTTCGTCACGATCCAACTGTTCAACAGTCAAGTCTGTCTGATAATCAGAGGGGGTTACAACACCAGTATTCAATGCGAAATCATTGATACCATTTGACCAAAGTTCGATTGCATTCTTAATCATAAAGTCAGTGTCATTAAGAAATGTAACTTCCCAAGCTTCTGGTTCAGCTGCATCACCCGCCATGTAGATTGTACGACCACGGAATTTCAAAGGAATTTCAGTGATTGCACGGGTTGGTAATGCTGCGGCCTTTACAAGAAACGAAGTTCTACGAGTATCAAGACCGATTGCGATACCTGATGGTGGAGTGATGGTTACACGAAACTGGTTAGCCCGCGCCCCACCGCCGATTAGATTAGCTTTAAAGTCGTCTATGTTAGCCATGATTAACCTCCTACCTCACTAAACGCAACACCAGTTCGAACGGCGATGAAGTTCAGTGTAATAAAGTTGATTGACCTAGCAGGTTTAATGTAGATGTCACCAATAAACTCGTTACGGTCAATGACCTCACCAGTGTTATTAGTTGAATCACAGACTACCTTAAAGTCGAAAATACCTCTACGACCCTGTACATCTCGCAAGAAAGGTTCTACCAGATTACGGAATTGAGCCCTTGTAAATTCATCGTTGAATTCAAAGAGTTGGAACTTGGAAGCAGTGGCAATTGCTTTTTCGAGAACAAGGAACAGACGACGCACGTTAATGCGGTCAAATGCACTTGGTTTAGAAAGAGCAGTCTTATCACCAAAGAGTGTAACACCCTGGCCGGGGAAATCAACCACTGGATTAATCCGAGCCTTATAGAGAATGTCACGATCTGCCTTCATTGGGTTGTATGCAAGTTTAATTGCACTGCGAACATTACCACGATTGTAACCCGCTGGTGAGAACCAAGGGTCTGCAACAGCATCTGTATTTGCACAAAGACCAGCGGTATCACCGTTCAAAGGAACAAATCGATACACATCGTTGTACTTATCATACATGTACTTGTATCCACTATCGAATACCATGTAAGAAGATGATGGGCACTTGTCAAAAGCAGCTTTAACATTCTCTGTCTGAGTGATGGATGATGTAACACCAACCACTGCAGCACGATAAGGTGATACGAAACCAACACAATCTCTACGCAACTCAACAAGGTCTGTAATCATTGTCACAAGAGTATCTTGACCAGCTTCTGTATCTGCAACACCAGAACTTGGACCACCCATAATCAGGTTGATATCAAGGTTTTCTGTGTCAGCAAACTTGTCATATGCGATTTCAACTTCACCAGCAGTTACGGAGTAATCATCCGTTCCACCTGTCAGTGTATCAACTGTAACACCAGCTACCACTGTGTAGTCCGTACCTGTGGCAATATCTGTACCCCAGTTTGTACCAGCAGAAATATGATCTGTCCAGTAGATGAAATTTGAACCACGGAAGATAACATCTGGATAGTAATTACCACCACCTTGAGTTGTCTTTGCACTTGGGTTCTTAGATAATCCCGACCAAACTTCAATCATTGCTGATGTTCGTTGTCCTTTAACATCAACATCGTAGCCTGTAATGTCACCAGTTTTATCATAAACTGCAACATGCAATTCATCCAATTCACCGCGAGCATTTGCAGTTGACCAAT